GAGAAAGAGAAAGAGGTTATATGTGAGTTTACAGAGTATTGGTCAAATAGTATGCAAACGATTGAAGAAGCTTATAATAAAACCTTTAACACTAAAGAGAGATGAATGAGCAAGAGAAAGAAACAAAGATTCTATTCTACTTATTAGTGTTTACGATAGCGATGTTTGCATTAAGTGTATTGGCTTTAGTCTATGTGTATGTTCACCCTACAATTAGTTTATAATGAATGGTTATTGTGATTACTTCCCTTGCGCAGAAGATTATTGCAAGTGTTTGAAAAAGTCTTTGAGAGAATATCGTTTACAAAAAACCGAAAACACTAGAAACAAGATGATTGAATGGCTTGAAAAAAATCAGATAAATTACGAGCTTACTAAAACAAAAGGAATAGTTTTACTAACATCTGAGAATCATCAAGCTTACCTATCGTTAGCAACACAGATCAATGAAAAAAAAAGAGTAAGGTTAAAGGGGAAAGGAAAGTGGTACAGAATATCTTCCACTAGGATTAAAAAAGAATTTGCAAAAAAAAGTGCTTTGTTAAAAGGTGATAATTTTTAATGTTACACAAGATCACTTGGATCAAGCTTTAGCAAGGTATGATTTCCAGAAGCTCAACGGATCTATTACAGGTGGTGAAGGAAACTTGTCTGGGGCTTTGGGTGAGATCGCAGTCCTGGAGATCATGAGATCCAGAAACAATATCATCTCAGATGTAAGCACATATGACTACGACATGATCATAAACGGCAAGACTATTGATGTTAAAAGCAAGAGGGCTAATTACCCTCCAAAGCCTGGTTACAAAGTCGCTGTTTCCTCCTGGAATACTAAACAGCGTTGTGATTATTATGTCTTTACTTTTGTAATGAACGACATGAGTAAAGTGTATATTCCTGGATACCTAGATAAAGACTCTTATTATAAAAAGGCGTTGTTTTTTAAGAAAGGAGATGTTGTTGTTGAGGGATTAAATAAAGGATGGAGCTTTTCAGCAGACTGTTATATTCTTAACTTTACAGAACTGAAACCATTACATATTTTTAAATGAACTGCAACTGCCTTAAACCTACCACGATTATACAACTATGCCTACGGGATCTTAATGATAATGGAATTGAGAAAGATTAGATTATGAGCCAGGTATATTGGTGGGACGATGATCAGCTCCAGGAGTGGCAAAAAGAAATACTAAACAGAGAAGGTTATGAGCAACCAAGAGCAAAAGATAAAAGATGTGGGTCAAGAGGTTATAGACCTGTTGGTAGAAAAAAATAGAGCATACGGAAACAGTGCGTTAAACCCAGCAAATATATTTGCAAAAGGGAGTGCTGTAGAGAATCTTTGTTCTCGTATTGATGATAAGCTAATGCGAATTAAAAACAAAGGCATTGTTATAGATACAGAAGACACCATCAAAGACCTTATAGGTTACTTAATTTTACTAAAAATTGCACTAAATGAATCTACTAGAGAGAAAGATTACATTATTCCAGACGATCTACCAGAAGGAGGAACCAATAATAAAGACAATTGGGTATGCACTCACTCGTATACAAAGCGGGAGGAGCAGATCTACTATTGAGGATGTAAGAGCTGGAAGAACAGATAAAACCAATCTACCAGTTGTATGTTGGTCTGGGCAGTTTGCCAGGAGATCAGACGATGCTTTAATGGAGCATAGTGGAGTTACAATTCTAGACTTTGACAAGCTAGAAGATGTTATCCAGGTGAAAAGACAGCTTGCGGAGGACAAGTATATTTTTGCCATCTGGGTGTCTCCAAGTGGCAACGGTCTAAAAGCCCTGGTACAATTAAAATTCCCAGAAAAACATCGAGATCAATTTAATGCGTTGATCAATTACTTTAGCAAAAATTACGGGATCAACTTAGACAAGTCTGGGAAGAACGAATCCAGAGCTTGTTTTGAATCTTACGATTCTGACCTGGTTATTAATACAGATGCGGAAGTGTATTCTGGGGTCCTGGTGGACCAGGTAGAACTGCAAAAAATAAACGCCCTAGACAAAGGAACAGATTACCGCAAGCTTAACATAGCAGCTCGCATCATTCGCCTAGCAGAGGACGGTGAGAAGCACCACGCCCTACTTAAAGCAGCAACACTGGTAGGAGGTTATATTGCCGCTGGAAAAATTGAAGAAGTGGAGGCTATAAGAGTGTTAACCAGAGAGATCGCCAAAAGAGATGTAGACTCCCTGGAGAATGCTAAGATCACTATACAAGACGGAATAGCCCACGGGAAGAACTTACCAATCCGTGAAGTCATAGAGCAAGAGAGCGATGCAATGAAAGCTATAGAGCTGGACGAGATGGACCTGTCTTTTATAAGCTCTGAAGATGACGATTACCACTACATGGTGGAGTTTGCTGAAGGAAGAATTCCAGAAGGTCTGAAAACTGGGAACAAAAAAGTAGACGATCACTTTAGGTTTAAAAAAGAAATGTTTATCGGCATGGGTCACTCTAATGTAGGCAAGACCACCTTTATGCTCTACTTGATGATAGTGGCAAGTGCTAAACACTCCTGGAGGTGGCTGGTGTACTCAAGTGAAAATAAAACAGCCATGGTCAAGATACGATTGATGGAGTTTTACCTGGACAGACCTATTAAAGCTATGAACGCAAAAGAACGCAAAGAAGCATACAAATGGGTAAGCAAGCATTTTACATTAATAAGCAATCACGAAGTGTATAGCTATACGGACTTGATATTGATGTGTAAGAAAACCATGCAGACAAAAAAGGTTGATGGTATTTTTATTGATCCATACAACAGCTTGAAAGTAGCTGCAAGCAAAAACAGCATCATAAGCACACACGATTATCATTACCAGGCTCTGCGTGAGCTGCTCACATTTAGTGTAAACCATAATGTAGCAGTATGGATTAATATGCACGCAATGACCGAAGCGCAAAGGAGAAAAGGACCAGACGGTTTACCTACAGCTCCCTATGCCGAAGATACAGAAGGGGGCGGTAAAAATGTGAATGTTTCTGATTCAGTAGCTACCATACACAGAAAGGTTCAAGCCTCTACAGCTCACGATAGAAGGGTTGTAGAATTCCACATACGCAAGGTTAGAACTAAAGAGCTTGGAGGATGCCCCACAAGCATAAGTGACCCACTGCTTTTCAGAATGAATACAGACGGCACTGGATTTAGATCCTTGGATGGTGAAGATCTCTATGATCCTATAGCTCAAGGAACTCCAGTTCATAACCTTTCACAAAACACAAACTACGATTTGGAATTTTAAACGCAAAATACCTAAATTAGGGTATGTTTAAAAGAAGAAAAAAAGGAGCCGTACAATCAAAAAAGAAAGTCATTGACGGCATCACCTTTGCCTCTGGATTAGAAGCTTTTTGCTACCAGAAATTAAAAGATTCTGGGCTGGAATTTGAATACGAAGGGAGAACCTTTGAGCTGCTTCCGTCAAGCAAATACGAAGGAGTATACTATAAAAGTGTTCCTAAAAGTAAGGAGATGAAATCTTACCAGGGGAAGAAAATACACCCAATAAAATATACACCAGACTTCTTCTCCAGGAAACATAAATTCATCATTGAAACAAAAGGCTTTGTGCCTAGCCAGCACACATTTCCGCTGCGGTGGAAGATGTTTTTACACTACCTAAACGAAAACTCAATGGGTGACTACAAGCTGTTTCTTCCCAGAAACCAAGAGCAGGTAAGATCCGTGATTGATATACTCAAAAGCCATGACTAAACAAGATCTATCCAAAGCTTATTTTACCAGCACAAGCAGAGTTATAGATCTGATGCAAAACCTGTACGATGTTCTACATGATCATAGTGGCAAACCAATCGATGAAAAAGACACAGTATGTAGGCTAACCAATGAACACCTCAAAGAGATCCGTAGCGAACTAGACCTAATCAAAACAGCCGTATCGGAAGCAGAAGAATTCAACATATCAAACACAACTAAATTCAATAATATCAAATGAGCTATACCAGCAATCCAGATCATAAGAGATCTATCGATGAGGTGCTGCATCAATGCGCCATGATGTTCCAAAATCTAGGAACAGAAAACAGTAAAATCGACTACAAGAAAGCTCGCACAGAAGAACGTAAACTGCTTAGAACAGTTCGTGATCTCGACCCAGAAAAAATTGATAGGCTCCTGGCAAACACAGATAAATGAGAGAGGTAATCATAGAGACTGTCGGTGGTAAATACCACATCTGTAAACAACCAGAAACAAAAAACAGTAGGATTAAAAAACAATATATAAACCAGCATAATATGAGCTTCAAAGTAAACAAAAGAGTAGAAGAACTCATAGAAAGGTATGGCTCCAGAGAAGCTGCCCTGGAGCAATCGAAACAAATGTATAAGATGATGGACGATCCATACAACAGAGAGATTTGGGAGCAAGTCATAGACGATCTTAGTGAAGAGTAAAAACTACAGAGCTTACCTGGGAGCAATGGGCGAAGCACTCGTTGTAGCTGATCTACTCAAGAATGGATTCAACCCGCACATCCCATTAACAAATAATAGCCCATACGATATCCTGGTAACAAAAGGATCAATACGATTTAGAATACAAGTGAAATATAGATCAATACAAAGAGGAGCTGTAGAAGTAACCATGCGTAGGTCAACACAAAAAGGTTATGTCCCATACAAAGATGGATTCGACATACTCGCACTAGTAACAGAAGGGAACAGAATAGCATACCTGCACAGATCAGAACTAGAGAAATCTATAACACTAAGAATCTATAAATCAAAAAACAACCAAAGCAAACACGTTAATCAATTCAGTAAATACCAATGTATCCATGCAGCAATCATTAGAGCAAGAAATAAAAGCATTACACGCCTGGGCTAAAAAAGCACCAAAAGGAAAGAAAGAAGTGAACGGTGACCACGATCATGTGGACTACACACTCACAGTTGATGAAACAAAACTCGCAGTAGTAATACTAACAAAACAAGGAAAAATAACAGCACGGGAGCTGGCTATACTCAACAACTACAAGACTGGAGATATATGGAAATACGCATACATCATACACTGTCATAAGAACACAGTATACTACCAGGAGATAAGCAAAGTACAGGGATCATTCCAAGGGTCCACAATCATACCAGATATAAGTCAATTTAATAAAACAGAAATATGAGCCACGTTAAAGAAATGATCATTGAACACTACAACGATCATGTAGATGATGCACCACTATTTGCAGATGGATTCGATGATGCCATCATAGGTATATGCCCAACGTCATTTAGAGTAATCTATAGCAGAAACAAATGCATAAACATACTCATGAAAGAAGGTGAAACATGGGAAGATGCAGTGGATTTTTTAGAGTATAACACCTTTAATACATACGTTGGAGAGTATACACCAGTTTGGGTAGAAGACTTTCTATGGGATGACACAACAGAAGACCATGAAAATACCACAGATAAAAAGTAAGATCAAAGCACTCAAACTCTACATACAACACGGAGTAGGGACAATAGAAGAGATCGAAGATGCACAGGTGCAATTGGATATGTACCAGGAGATGCTAGATGATGCAACACAAGAGTAGTGAGTATATAGTATTGTACATCACTAGAGGTTAGAGTATAGGGGAGAGGGATTGTTAGCTTCTTCTGTAGAGCTGCCCGATCGAGCTGGTCCGTTTTTCTGTAGCGGTGGGGTAGGGGAGGGGCTGGCGTGATCCAATGATCTGGAGGGGTCGAAATCTATTATTTAACATAATCTATATTATAGAGCAAAACGATCGGTAATTACACTGGTCTGGAATTGATAGCTCCTGGTAGATCTCGTGTCGTGAAAGGCTAGAAAAAGCTGAAAGTTTTGACCAGATTTGGAATAATCGAAGGGGGGCTGGGTTTCGGGATCGGTTTCGGTTTTGGTTTCGCACCAGTCGATAACGTATATAATCCCCTCTATCTGTATTACACATATGATTTGACGATTTGTTTTACCTTTCTGTAAAAGAAAAAAAACAATCAGATGCTCTACCCTACTGTTATACAATGGGTTAGTATGTGTTATTTAAAGTGTTGGTATAGGTTGACAATATAGATTTTAAGCTGTAACTTCGCTTGCGTATCGCATCTTGCGGTGTTGAGGCTGGAGCTACACCACTACAATGCTCACGCCAGACAAAGCAGGTAGCGAGTAGAGCTGAAAGAAAGGCAAGCTGTGTTTATATGAAAGCTGTTAGAGGAAAGGATATACAACAGAAGGGTTATAGTGACGGTAGTCCTTATCGTAAGAGAAAGAGTATTACTATATCTGGTGATACTATTGACATGAGTAATACTGGTATGAGGTTAAGGTTGATCCCAGATGTTGGTGAGGAGAAGGTTGCTGAACCTTACAGTGGTATCCATAAGTTCCCTGGTGCTACCCAGGTGAAAGAAATCCCTATTGGATAGATCTGTATCTTTGTGCTATGCGTGCAAAGAAGAAATATCAATCTGGGGGCAAGATCAACAAAACGGTTAAGGACATACACGAAGAAATCCGTGCTATGAGATCTACAAAGCGTAAGAATCCAGACGGTACTGTTTCAACTCATTTAATGGCACACGGTGGTAATGACCAGGAAGGTTATTATGTGATGCCAACTATATTTCCGAACTCTGACGGATCCTGGATGGATCCATTAGAAGGTGGAAGTACAGATGAGAATTGGGAGAAAGTTTACCAGGAAGCTTCTAAACGTGGTGAGATCATTAAAGGTTTGAGCAAGGAGATGGCTGAAGACATTGCCAATGGATCCTGGAAGGGACCCGTTGATGTTCCCAGGAAGACTATAAAATTTAAATCTGGAGGAACTGTGAGTAGATCTGCCAGGTATTACCAGGAGAATCCAGAATCCAGGAAGAAAAAAGCGCAGTATGACACAAAATATCACTCCACTCCTTCCAGGAGAAAGTACAGATCGTTTTTAAACAAGAAGAACCGTGAGGCTGGTACATATGGGAATGGTGATGGTAAAGATTGGGATCACGGGGTTCGTAGAATGATTAGTCAATCTTTAAACAGATCGAAGAAATAATGAAGGCAAAGAAGAAGTATAACACTGGAGGTATTTTTCCTCCAGAAATTCAGAAGTTAAAATATAGAGCTGCTAAAAAGAAAAAACAAGAAGCACCTATTAAGGGGGGTATGCTTGATGAAACTACTGTAACAGCAAAAGCACCTACAGAGTCAGAGCGTATTGAGCGTATTAAAGGAGGAAAATACAAACCTATTGGTGCTAAACAAAGATTCTTTGGAGATCCTTCGGGTGCTGGACTTGGTATATCGAAAGCAGCATTATCGTTTATTGCTAGAACTGGTAAAAAAACAAATGCTATTAAAAGCTCTAAAATGATTGCTGGCAAGATTAAAAAAGCCGCTAATAAGAAAGACATAAGAAAAGCTATTGAACTTATTAAGAAATCAGAAGATAGAATGAAGACAGCTCTTGACACTTTTAAGGGTTTTGCTGGATACCAAGGAAAAGGAGTTTATGGGTCAAAGCAACTCAAAGGGATTATGCGTACGAACAAAAACGCAGCCCTTAGAGAAGCTAAGACACAAGATGCTATTGCTTCAGAGTTCGGGTTAATAAACCCTAACAAGCGTGACCAAGTTATTAAAGCTATAAAAGCCGCAAAGAAATAATGAAAGCAAAGAAGAAGAGTCATGTTAGTGTTGATCCTCCCAAGGGATACCATTGGATGGAGAAGGGTGGTCGTTACTATTTAATGGAGGGAGAATACAAGCCTCATGACGGAGCTGTGGAGAAAGCTAAGTTTAGAATGATGCATAAGCATTAAGAAATATTCCGATTATTCCACTCTTTCCACTGGACTGGACTACTTTATATTCCGATTATTCCACTCTTTCCACTGGACTGGACTGGACTGGACCGCTTTATTTACCTATGATTTCATGGTTTTTTAAAAAAATATAATGTTTATACACATTATTGTGAATTAATCGTTATATTAGTAGAAGATTTAAAGAGAGAGATTATGGAAAACAAGTGGGTTTATAACGATGGTGGTAGGTCAAACTACTTTAAAGGCAATAACGTAGGTGACTGCGTTACCAGAGCTATAGCGATTGCATCGGGAATGGATTACAAAGAAGTCTACAAAGCATTCTCTAAACTTAATGCCGAAAGAGGTGTTGCAAGAAGTGCAAGAAATGGTGTGTATACCAAATCCAAAGCCTTTAAAGACACTATGCGAGAGTGGGGTTTTAG